TCTTCAGTGGTTCCAGTTTGTAATATTGTGTTTATCCAATTAAATGTTTCAATATAGTTTTCCATATTTTCAGTAACATTTATACGAAGTGTTAAATCTTCAAACTGTAGCTTATCACCTGTTGCTGATAAATTAACACCTTTAAATGGTACAGATACCGGTGGTAAATTTACAGAAGGTAATGAAGCGGCTATACAAAAATACTCAATATTGGCGTACCTACCACTATTGATTTTAAATTGGAATCCAACTGGACTCAAAAAGTTCTTATTTGTTGTTAATGTACTCATACTATTATTTATACATAAAAAAAGAGGGTTCCGAAGAACCCCCTTAAAAAATAGTTAAAAACTATCCTTACTCCATGATTCCATCGACTCTGAAGATTCTGTAGTATTGGTTAGCTCTTGGGTTACCAGTACCATCAATAGCTACGAATGGGTTTGCAACCATACCGTATCTAGTTTTGAATCCAATTCTTGGTTGGAAATCATTCTCACCAACAGCTTTAACCATTGTTAGTGGAACGTATGGACAATAGAACATACCAGCATCGTATGGGTTAGAACCTCTGTAACCTACACATACGAAATCAGTAGTTGCATACGGATCGATATAAACTTTTAGTCTGCCGTTAAGAACACCAGCAAATGTATTACCTGTGTCATCAACGTTTAAGTTAGCACTTAAAGCAGGTGTGTAGTCTAAAAGACCAGCAGCAGCTAAAGCAGATGCTACGTCTGAAGAACATAGGATAAAGTTACCTTTACCTCTTCTTGTTTCTTTAGCAATAACGTTTGCTTCTCTTTCGATTTGCATGATAAGACCTTTGAACTTCTCAACCATCCATCTGCCGTCTGAGTCAGTTTCAACATCAAATGCACCTTTAACAGTTACGTTTGATTGTCTAGCACCGATTTTAGCTTTATCTAAAATAGTTCTCACCATTTCTCTGTTGATTTCAGCTAAGATTTCAGATGAAAGGATATTTGCAAGTTCGCCTTCAGCATCCAATCCGTGGATAGCTTTAAGATCTTGTGCAAGTTCCATTGTGTATTCTGCTTTTAGAGCTCTTGACTGAGCAGTAACAGTTGATTTTTCGATTGAGAAAGCCATCTCACCGAATGATCCATCACCTGAACCACCTCTGCCTAATCTCTCAGCAGCTGTTGTTGCCATACCAGTACCAAAGTCTGATGTAGTATTAGCTTCTGTTTCGTTCAAGAAGCCATCACCAGAAACTGCGTCTGTTGTTGAACCAAGACCTGTTGGGTCTGCTTCATGAGTACCAGCACCTGAGAAGTCAGTATCAGCTTCATCAAATAAAGCTTCTGTACCGCCTTGAGTACTGTATTTTGATTTCATTGCGAAGATAAGTCCTGTTGGACCACTCATTGGCTGAACGCCAGCGATATCATAAGCAATTAAGTTAGGCATTGCTCTTCTAACTAAAGAAATAAGAACCGGGTCAAAGTTATCGATATTAGAACCTGTAGCGTTAGCTGGTGCAGCTTCTGAAATCATATTCCCTTGAGCTTGATGTCTTTCTTCTCTTAGAGCAACTTCCTGGTTTTCTAACAATCTAGCTGTAACAGCTTTCTTGTAACGGTCGTTAATTTCTGGTGCACCATTGTGCTCTAGAACTGGACCCCATTTTTCCATAAGTTTTGCGTCTGCATTAAACATTTCTGTTTCCCCTTATAATTTATTTAGTAAAGTTTGTTATAGCTTGTGTGTATTTAGCCATAGAATCTGACATATCAACTTCTTGATTGTCTTCACCTAATAGACTATCTACTTCGTCCACTGATTCAGTAACTTCTTGTTTGAAGTATGATTCTTTAACAACTTGTACTTTTGTTTCAAAGTTTTCTTTGTTATCAAATTCGATATCTTCAACCAAAGATGCTAATTTCTCAGCTTCAGTTTCAGCAAGCCCTTCAGATAATTCTCTTACTACTTCAGCTCTTTCTAAAACTTGAACTTTATTGTGTAGTTCGATATTATCTTCTGTGGTTTTATTTAAAGTTTCTTCTAGTTCAGTGACTGATTCGTTGAGTTCATCAACTAAGTCCACTTTACCTTCCGGTACTTCGATGTAGTGCTCTTTGAACACACCTTGTAGTGAAGCCATGAAGTCTTCAGCAATTTCGGTTCTTAAACCGTTATGGATTGCAACTTCATTCTCTTTCATCCAATTTTCAACTACATAGTTAAGGTATGAATCTACCTTTTCTACGAGTGAAGCTTGTAAGTCAGATACTTCTTCTTCAAGGTTTTGCGCATATTCACTTTCAAGTCTTTCAACTTCCTGTGTTAATTTAGATGTTAATACTGCTTCAAAGATTAACCCCGCCTTTCCTCTGAATTCTTCAGAAAGTGTTGCTTCCTCTTTAACCAATGCATCTAAATCTTCATCGAAATCAACTGATTCTACTTTAGCTTTAGCCTTAGGCTCTGCAGCCTTCTTGACTTTCTTACTAGCAGCATCAACTGATGCGATTGATTCTTCTTCAGAAGTTTCATCAACTTTAGCCATTTTAGCATATAGTTTTTGCGCGTCTTCTTTTCTAGCTTTCTTAAGCATATCTACAGCGGCTTGTATAACACCAGCTTTAGTTTTTGGAATATTAACAGAAGGAGTTTCTTCTTTTACAGATTCTTTCTTCTCCTCTTCTTCTTCCTCTTCTTCAGCGTGTTTACCTTCTTCAAGTTCTTCAGTTCCCTCGTCTAAAACGATCTCTTCCTCTGAACTCTCCTCTTCTGAAAGTACTACCTCTTCTGTAGCTATGTCTTCTGCTAGTTCATTTTTAATAGCGTCTTCTGACATAATTTATTCTCCTATTTTTGAGAGTTTAGTTTAGAGAGGAAATTTTTAAAAGCACGAATCTCAACCTCTGGGAGGTTTTTACTCGAAGTACTTTTTATTTCAGTCTCAATTAATTCAATATCTTGTGGCTTAATGATTCCATTATCCCATACCCATTCAACACCTTCCATAACTCCATTTACAAATGCAGATGGAGCACTAGGGTCTTGAACGATATCTACTGTGGCTAACATAAAGTCATCCCCCACGTATTGGACACCATTCTTTGCTACAAGACTTCCCATACCACGACTTGACACACCAAGCTTAACACCACCTTCGAGTAAACCTTCGACGATTTTACCCATTGGGGTTTTAAGTATTGATGCTTTTCCTACAACATCATTACCCTGCCAATGCAGATTATTGATTTTGTGTGAAACCTTATCAAGGTTAACTGTTGGACCCTCTGGATGGTTTAATTCCCCAACAGCTCTCCCCGTTTTAACTTGTTCGGTAACGTATTTCTCAACAGCTTTTTCAAGTGTTTTCTTTTCGTATACGCGACCATTTCTATTCTTTTGGTTAGATTGCATAAAGACGCCTTCGATGAAATAATCTTTTTCACCATTCTTTTTGGCCTCACATATGACATCTAACTCTTGATCTATGTGTTCAGTAATAAGTTTCATTTTATTCCTGTTCTTCTTTGTTTCTCTGAATCAAAGTAGATGCTAGTTCGATTTTTTTAGCATCAAGTGCATCAGTTATTTTCTGACCTAAGATACTATCAAATTCTTTATTAGCTTTAACGTTGTCACCATCTTTTAGATGGTTAACTAAATTTTCTACTGACATAATTTATTCTCCACTATTATTTATAAAAAAGATGCCTTCAATACCTTAGAATTCGTCTTCTGCTGGGTATAAACCAGCCGCTTTTTCTTTAGCAATCTGTGCATCCATTTGTTTTTTATCATCTTCGTCCATATTTAAAATATTTTTGGTAGCCCATTCTATGGATATATACTTACCAACAAAATCTTGAACAGAACTCAATAATTCAAACCTTTCTCTTATCATTTCAGATTGTTTTAGTTCAGAAAAATAGTTATCTTCAATAAAATTAAAATCTATGTTTTCTTTAAACCTACTCCAATCTTCTTTAGTTATAATACCCTTTAGTATTAATTGTGTTTTAAGTAGTTGCATAAATAAATCAGAAAATCTTTTTCTTAATCTATCAACAAACTTTTTAAACTTAACTTCGTCTCTTGTTATTTCAGTGGTTCTACCTAATGTGTACCCTGATTCTTGTTCTAATCTATCTACTGGAACATTCAAACTTCTATATAATTTCTTTTGGAAATATATAATATCTTCAATTTGTCCAAGGTTTTCACCACCTGGTAATGTTGAAATTTCTGTTCCTCTTCCACCTTCTCTTCTTGGTAGGAAAAAGTCTTCCAACATTGACATATGTTTTTTAGTATCTTTAATATCGCCTGTAGTAGCATCATAAACTAATTTGTTACGATACTGATTCATAATACCCTTGAGGTATTCTTCTGCTTTACCTTTTGGTAAGTTACCTACATCAATATAAAAGATTCTTCTTTCTGGAGCTCTACTTATTCTGTATATAACAAGTGAGTCTTCCATCATTCTTAACTGATTGACTGGTTTAACAGCCTTTTGTAAATATGATAAGATCCTTTTCTTTTGAGGATCCATAACACCTGATGTACAATATGCTATTGAGTCAGGATATATTTTAACACCTTGGTTATATTTTCCTAACTTATTATCTTGGTACAAAAAGTATTCATCTATTTTTGTTACTATTTTTGCCCCAGTTTTAGGGTCTTCTTTTTCTTCTACTTCTTTTACTTTACGTAAACAAGTAGGATCGATATATCTTAATTCTTTAATACCTGCTTTTTGATTCTCACCATCTAATATAATGTGATAAGGTAATCTACCATCAACATACCACTTTCTGAATATATCATGTGAATATTGATTAAAGTTTAGTAATGTTAAAATATATTTAAATTCTGCACGAATGTTATCTTTAATTTTATCACTAATTTGCAATTTGTCAAGTATAACATCTACCGGGGCTTCATCGTAATCCCCTACAATTGCTTCATTAATAATATCTTCAATAGCTTGGTCGCACTCAGGTTGAGTTGCGATATCTCTATATTTGTAAATTAAATCAACATCGGTTTTGGCCTTATCGCCATCCATGTCGATATAAGCGCCAAAATGGCCACCAGCTTTAATAACACCAGCACCATCATCTTCGCTTTTTGGTACAAATGAAGGCCTTAAAGGTTCATCTGTTTTTCTTTTTATTTCAAATCCAAAAAATTCTGCCATATTTTATCCTATAATATTGGAGGGACTATTGCCCCTCCTCTATTATTATTTATACTTATGAAGTTGTGTCTGATTCCCAATATTGAATTTGGAACTCAACCGCAAATTCTTCAATAGCGTTCTCGTTATCGTATGAAAGATCGATAGCAGCAACGTTAGTTGGAAATATTCCTCTAAAGTCATATTTCTTTGTTACATTACCACCTTTATCTAGCTGTTCGACTACTGCATCTGCCATATAATCAACAGGATTTGATAAACCCTCGTTACTTACATTAGAATTCATGCCGTTCATCCATCTTTCCATAGCGTTTCTGACTTCCATTCCTGAGTCATTAATAACGGTAACATTCCATGGTTCAAAAGACCTATCACCTGCTAATTGTAATTGTCTGCCTCTGAATAATACAGGTACAGGTGCAATTATTGATGCAGGTAATTGAGCTCCTTTACACATAAATGATGTTAATTCAACATCACCATTTACATATGATGGATAGTTAAGCGTTACCTTGAAAAGGTTGGCTCTAGCACCGCCACCAACGAGTTTTGATTTAAAATCGTCTACTCCTAAAATTGCCATGTTCTATTTCCTCCCTTAACTAGAAATCTCGGAGAATTCTACTCCGGATCTTGTTGCTATAAAATTCAACTGAATGAAATTGATACTTCTTGCTGGTTTGACAAAAATGTCAGCAACAAATTTATTACCATCAATTACAGCTGATGTGTTATTGGTCTCGTCACAGATTACTGAAAAATCTGTTAGACCTCTTCTTCCTTTTACGTCTCTCAAGAACGGTTCAACTAAGTTTTTGAACTGTGCCCTTGTAAATTCGTCATTAAATTCGAATAACTGGAATTTTGCAGCAGTACTTACTGCTTTTTCTAAGACAATGAATAATCTTCTTACATTTATTCTATCAAACGCAGATGGTCTCTTCAGCAATGTTTTATCACCAAATAATACAGTACCTTGACCAGGTGCTGATATAATTGGATTTACTCTTGCTTTATAAAGAGAATCTCTTTGTGCTTGTGATGGATTAAATGCTAATTTAGTTATTCCTAATAGGTTACCTCTATTAAACCCTGCAGGTGAGAACCATGCATCTGCCAATCTTTCAGATTTAGCACATAGTCCAGCCATATGTCCAGAAGCAGCAATGTATCGATAAACATCGTTATATTTATCATATACATATACTGAACTTGAGTCACATGAGCCATATGAACTTGAGTTTAAACCTCCTGCGAAACCAGTAACTGCAGTAAGTGCATCAGATGCAGATAAACCTTCTGTATCACTTACTTCAGGTGATACGAAAGCCATGCAATCTTTTCTTGCAGCTGCAATACCAATTACATGATTTGCAGTTGCGACTGGTGCAGCTGGACAGAATAGTAAACTTATATCTACTGTATCTGCATCTGCCAAAAAGTTAAACGCAGTTTGTAATTCGGCGTCATCCATTACCTCAGTTCCGTTAGAACCATTGCTTAATGAAAAATCTAATACATCTGTACCAGTGTTAACAAAACCACCAGTTGTAGCTCCAGCTTGTGCTACTGTTTGACCAGCTTCTGTAAGACCGTCTGCATCAGCAGCTGCTCCTACATAAATGTACTCAGATTTTTGGTTAATAACATCTTTGAAAAACAAAGAGTTACCTGCGCTGTCTTTTGCATCAGAAGCTTGTGAAAGAAATTCATAAACCTCTAATACGGTTCCCTTAGTACCTGTTATTAAACCATCTTCGTCTTTAACTACGATATGGATTTCGTCTCCGGAATCCGCATCTATCGGAGCTGCATACTCAGATGTGCCAGGTGCCTCAGAAAATAGACCAGAATGAGACCATGCAGTAAAGCTACCTGCAGCTATATCAGACTGAGCAATCTCTACTTTGAGACTGTCACCTAATGCTCCAGGATATCTTGCTACAAAGTTTTGTGTTGCGGCAAATGATTCACCACTTAACAAATCTTCATTCTCGACTAGTACTCCAGCTCCGTTACTAGCATTTAACATGCCACTAACGGTACCTCTAACCACTTTTAGTGCGTTTCCATATTTTAAATATGACGCTGCGACTAAGAAATGATCGAAGTTATTGTTGTCTGGGTTTCCAAATACTTCAGCAAGTTCGTTTTCACTACCTACTTGAACTACTTTGTCGACCGGACCCCAATTAAATTCTCCAGCGAATCCACCAATATTGGTTGAAACAGCTGGAACGACATTAGTAGCATCTACTTCTGATACTAAAACGCCGGGTGATACTTGAAATGCCATCGCTTTATCCTCTATTTTATTGAGTTAGTTAATATGTTATTCATAATACGGTTATATTCACTTACTATTATTTATAAAAATACTGTTTTTAATGCACTAATTATTTGTGCTATCATCCTTCCCTGCATAATCACTTACCATAAATAATCTATTAGGATGCACACTAACTCTGAATTTGGTCATGTCTTTACGATTAACTAACATTTCGGATGCTGTATCCTTTTCAGTTAATCCTATTTCCATCATATATTTTTTGTTATTGAATGTGATTCCATGCTCTATTACTGGTCTTTTATCAAAAGCTTTAAGACCTCTTCGTGGTTCAGATATATCAATTATATCACTTGTAAATGTAACACCGTTCTTTTTCCAAGTTACGCTATCACCATCTACTTTCATTTCATCAACATGAAGCATAGTTGCTGATGCTGAATTACCTGTATCAAATTTTGCCCTAATGAGATTCTTTTCTATACCGTCAAGTTTTATACTCTCAATATATCCAACTTCTTGTCTCATTAGTGGTCTTCTATTATGATCATCACTAAACCATAATAGTATTTCATCTAATACTTCAAAATCTGAAATCTTTTTAGTTTTCTTTCCTGTCTCTAAATTATATCCTAAGAAATGTGATCGTATTCCTGGACTACCATTTACTTCTAATATATAAAACTTATCACCTACTTTACAATGGTCTACTCCACAATATGAAGCACCCGTACATCTAGCCGCGTTAATCACTAGTTCTTTTTCTTCATCTGATAAACTATATGGTAAAGTTTCAGCTCCTAAATGTACATTATTTCTAAATTCTTTTCCATCTTTTTTCCTTCTTTCAGCTGACCCTACTATTCTGTTGTTTACTACAAGTGTTCTGATATCTGATTCTAATTTAAAGTATTCTTGTATTAATAAGTCAGCTTTAAACTTCCATAGAGATTGACATACAGATATTAAAGAGCTCATATCATTAACCTTTGATACACCAATACCTTGAGTACCTCTTAATGTTTTAATAATTACTGGGAATTTTCCACCAATCTTTTTATGTGCTTCCTCAATAGATTTAACATTATTAACAATAGCTGTTCTAGGTACTGATATATTATTTCTTTCAAGTGCTAAAGTAGATGTCATTTTGTTATCACATAGTAACATTGTTTCTAAATCATTTATTAAAAAGAAACCAATGTTCTGTAATGTAGATATAAGAGCTTGAGATGTAAGTGATTTAAGTGAACCAGCTCTAACAAATATAATTGTATTTTTTACAGTAATATCTATTTCATTATCTTTTCCATCAAAGTTACGTATCTTGGCTGAACCAATTTCCACATCACTAGAAATCATGTAAGCTTCATCGATATCAATTAAAGTATTTTTAATTTTATTTTTATCGCATACCTTCTGCATTAATTCCGCAAAGGTGCCCTCCTCATCTCCGAGGCCCATAATTACTACATGCAAATCCTTAGCAGGAGTTACATCTTCTGTTAAATATTCTGTGAACTTTTCCATTCTGTTTCAAACCATATATTTCCGTCGTCATCTTTTATATATTTATTAGTTTCAGATTCTCCATCGTCTATAAGTCCAAAAGGTAACATGTCATCTTGTATAGCTTTTAACCTTTCGTTATATAACATAGTCTTCATATCTATATTCGTAATTGTTTGGAATATGTCAGTAGTTGTAAACCATGCAAACATAACCAAATTCATCATTAAATCATCATGATTTGGTGGTATTGCACACCATGAATTTGCTTTAGATACAAAGGTACTCATTTCAATAATTGTATCTGAATCATAAATCATTAATTTTTTCTGTTCTAATAATTCTTTTATAGATGAACAACCAATTCTTTTAACTCTTTTTGTCATTGTACAACCTAAAGCATTAGCTT